GTTCGTTTGCTCAACGGGCAATTGACACAATGTTTGAGTTGTCGCAAGAAATCACTGCACTAGCCAAGCAAGAGCAGGGTGAGCCTGTGGCGACTGCGCGATTTGATGGAACTTTGCATTGGATTGAACCATACGGCGTTGGGTTGCACCGAATTCAAGGGTTTCTCTACACCACACCACAACCACAGCAAGAGCAGGGTGAGCCTGTGGCGATTAAACATCAACATGAATGGTTTAGAACAGGCGAAATGAAAGCAGGTCAGATGCGTTGCATAAGCTGTGGCACATGGGGTCAAGAAGATATGCCACAACAACGCCCGTCACGCAGTGACATGACATGGATTGGGCTGACGGCTGAAGATATTGATTTACAAGCCAAGAAAGACGATCACGCGGCTTATTTTGCTCTTGGTGCTCTATGGGCAGAAGCCGTATTAAAGGAGAAGAACACATGAGTACCGAAGCAATGAAGCTGGCGCTTGAACGCGCTGCACCAACGGCAAAGGGCTACGTAATTGTTCCTGACGATGCTTTTAAAGTCATCAAAGAAGCACTAGCCAAGCAAGAGCAGGGTGAGCCTGACTCTTTGCGTGAATTCAAAAAAGACATGCTTCGCCGTGAGGCCGTAGATACCACACCACAACCAAAGCAAGAGCAGGGTGAGCCTGTGGCGTGGATGTTCCAGCATGAAGATACAGGCTTGACTGATTTCGTAGATGCACAACAAGTTGAATGGGGTTTTGAAAAGAACAACCCGCGCTGGCAAAAGATTGGGCCTCTCTACACCACACCACAACAACGCAGCGAACCGTCTGGCAAGCCAGCCGCATGGGTTGGGTTGACGGATGATGACAAAGTGCTGATAAAACATGATGCAAATTTCAACCAATTTATAACGGTAGGTGAATACGCTGACAGAGTGCAGCAGTTAACTGAGGCCAGATTAAAGGATAAAAACAATGGATGAAAAAACACGCCCTTGGTACACGATTGAAGAGTTAAATGAGTGGGCTGACAAATACCAAAACCAAGAGTGGCGCAACGCCGCAATCAGGCTTGGGGAAGAGCTGTCATCTGTCGGGCCTGATGGCTACTACAACATGGAAGCAAAAGACTGGCTTGATTGGGCTATGGCACAAAACCCACAAGGCAGGAATTCTTTGGCACAGAAAGAGCAGGGTGAGCCTGTAAGTTCTGATGATTTTTTCAAGATGCTTGCAGATAAAAACCCAAATCCGTTTCCAACACAACAACGCACATGGGTTGGACTGACGGAATCAGACAGGCGTTTGATTAATTTTCAATGGCAAGACGGCAATGGCACAGCAACTGAAATCATTGATTTAGTTGAAGCCAAACTCAAGGAGAAGAACACATGATAGAAAACATTGTCATGATTGCCTTGTTAATTGGCATTGGTGTTGTTCTAACCATTGTTGGCTTGTTTCTCATTATTTTGTGTAGTTACGAAAAATGAGATACGCAGCCCGTGTAGACGCAAACCAAGAAGCAATAGTCAAAACATTGCGTGATGCTGGTGCTTACGTTTGGATTATTGGCTTGCCAGTTGATCTTTTGGTCGGATACAACAATCGCACCTTTTTGGTAGAAATCAAAAATGGCCCTAAAAAGAAGTTAACGAAGCTACAAGAAGGGTTTTTTATTGGTTGGAAGGGTGGCACACTTTGCAGAATTGATGGCCCTGAAGCGGCTTTAAGGATGATTGGTGTATGCGGTACGACTTGATTGACCAGGCTCAAGCAACAAACTTGATGAAAATCTTGTGGCCCAAAGTCAAAGAAGCATTAGCTGCGGGTAAAAAGCTGACGTTAGAGATAAAAGACGCAGGCCGAAGCAACGAACAGAACGAGAAGTTTCACGCCATCATTGGTGACATTGCCAAACAAGCGCAGCATATGGGCGCTAAGTGGGATTCTGAAGACTGGAAACGTTTGTTAGTGCATGAGTTTTGCAGAGACAAAAGTATGCCAACAGCCAAGGTCATTCCTAACTTGTCAGGTGATGGCATTGTACAACTTGGGATGCAAACCCGTAAATTTACAAAAGAACAAGCAAGCGAGTTTGTTGAATTCTTGCTTGCTTGGTGTGCAAACAATGGAGTTGAGTTAAATGACACAACAAGAAATTATTGACATGATTGAAGCTGAATGGCGGGACAGGCTCAAGGCCGCAGTCTTAGATGAGCGTAAAGCGTGTTCGCAGGTTGCTAACAAGTATCACATGCCAATGTGTGACACCATAGCAGACGTCATTGCAGAAGAAATCTTAGCTAGAGGCGAAGAATGAAAAAGAAGTGCAAGCGTAAGGTTTACCCTTTGCTAAACAGCTTGGCCCATGCAATCGCTGGCGCTGCTGTTGCTGACAGCAAATCATTGGACAAATTGCGTATTTCCGAACTGTCTGCAATTGACGCTATGACCAAAGGCATGGGAACTGTGGAAGACTGGCGATGGATTGCAGACGTGTGCAACATTGCCGAGACAATGGGCAAAGCTGGCATTGGCCCTGAAGTGCTGCCTTACTGCGATGAAGCGCAAAAAGCGTTGTTAGAAGCGGCTGATCGTTACCAAAAAACGGGGAAAATGGGCTTGTCAGGTGTTGGCATCACCAAAATCAAGGATTTATGGGCATATCACGACCTTCAGCGCACTAGCATTGCTCGATCTGAGTACGAGCGCATGATTCAAAAAACAATCAACTACATCCAAAGCAAGGGAAAGCACGTGGTAGAAATCGTATGATGATTCCAAAATTTAACTATTACCGCAGCACTAAACATCTTAAAAATGTTGCTAGTCTGCCCTGCCAAAATTGCTACATAGAAGACGAATCGCAAGCCGCACATAGCAACTGGGCAGAACATGGCAAAGGCAGGGGAATCAAGGCGAGCGATGAATTTACTGCGGCTCTTTGCCAGGCTTGTCACCGTGAATTAGATCAAGGCGCAAAGTTGACTAAAGAGCAACGCAGGATGCTCTGGGATTTGGCTTACTTTCGGACAGTAAACCGATTAAAAGGCCAAGGGCTTTGGCCTGAAGAACTCAATACTTCCGCATGTTAGGCAGCGGCGCAGATTTCTGGTTTGCCTCATGACTACGGTGCATAGGGTGAGCATGAGCAGCATCGGTTTTTTCGTGCTTGTCAAGTTCTTTTTCAAGTTCTGCAACTTTACGTGCTTCTTTTTTGAATTCACGTTCCATCACATAGTGACCGCTAGGTGTAGGCTTCTGTTTAGCTTGGGTAATCTTGAAATTTGTAGGCATGAGAAATCCTGTTAAAATCTGTGTTGACATTGTGCCACAATGGGCATAAAGTCACCAAACAACTTCCTGAAGGAAATATCATGGGTAAAATGGACAAAGAAGTTTTCAAGTCTGGCATTTCAGGCGAGAAAGTTCCAAAAGGCGCATTGTCTTCTGACACTACTGGCGAGCGCAAAGAGATGCTCAAAGGCGGCGTAGCTATGGGCAAAGAAGACAAGACAGGCGCTAACAAGCTGTTTGACACTGGTCGCACTTCTGGCATTTGCTACGTCAAAGAAAAAGCGTCTTACCGCTAAAATAGCGAAACCCAAACAGTCGGTCAGGACTGATGGGCTTCTAAACAAGGCAAATAAGGAGATTCGCCGTGTCTGATGTAAATTGTAAGGGATGCGACCACTTCTTTGATAGTGGTCATTCCATTGGTCTGTGTCGTAGGTTTCCACAGTACCAAAATCGCTCGCCCAATGAAAAATGCGGTGAGTTTTCTGCTATTGGCTATGCAGAACCAGTGCCTGAGATGCTTGCATTGCCTTTGGTTGAAATGCCAGCCAAGCGCAAATACACCAAGAGGGTATTGCTGTGAAATATCGTAAAAAACCTGTAGTTATTGAGGCTATTCAGTGGTTCAAGATGGGCGACCATTCGGCAGTCGAATGCAGAACCGTGAATCCCAATCTGTGCGTAGGCACGTTCTTCTACATAAAAACGCTTGAAGGCTATATGGAAGTAAACCCAGGCGACTGGATCATCACAGGCGTGAAGGGTGAGCACTACCCATGCAAGCCCGACATCTTTGAATTGACATATGAGGCCGAAGAATGAGCATTAAGCCTTTGAACGACAAGATCATCGTCAAGCCTGAGCAACGCTTTAAGTCTGAGGTTTTGGACTTGAGTAAAGTTGAAGGTGCGTTCACCACGGGTATCGTGATGGCCTTGGGTGACGAAGCGCAGCGCATGGGCTTGAAGATGGGCGACAAGATTCACTTTGGTACGGTAGCGAACACCGCCAAAGACGAGTATTTGAAGTTTGACCCAATCAAAATCGGTGAAGATCAATGCCTGCGGATGAGTTGGCAGGATGTGTGTTTCGTTGAAGAATTAATTTGAAAGGCAAAAAATGACTAAAGAACAAATCACCAAGCGCATGGAAGAACTGATGACCCAAGGTCGCCAGCTTGAAATGCAAATTCACATGATCAACGGTGCGCTTGAGCAATGCCGTTGGCAATTAACCGAACTGGAGAAGCAAGATGCCCCTGCAGAAGTCCAAGACAGCCAAAGCGTTTAAAGAAAACATCAAAGCGGAAGTGAAGGCGGGGAAACCTGTCAAGCAAGCCGTTGCCATTGCTTACGCTGAAAAGCGCGAAGCTGAGAAGAAGAAAAAGAAATGACCGAACAAAAGCGTCCCGTTGGTAGACCATCCACCTATGACCCCGCATATTGCGAGACTGTCATTGAGTTGGGGCGCATCGGTAAATCTATAGAACAAATTTGCTATCATTTGCACACGCCTGTACGAACTTTGTATGAATGGCGTGACCGTCATGAAGAATTTTCGCAAGCCTTGGAAGAAGCTAAGACTTACGAGCAAGCATGGTGGGAAGAACAAGCCGCTGCTTACATGGTTGAGAACAAGGAAAGCGACAAGTTGAACGCATCTTTGTGGTCGCGCTCGATGGCTGCACGATTCCCCAAGAAGTACCGTGAGAGTACCAAGACCGAGATCACGGGTGCTGATGGTGCGCCTTTGCTGTCTGGTATTCAAGTAACGTTTGTAAAGCCTGTGGATGAGTGAAGTCGCTAATGCACAGTTCCCGATCAAGCTGCAATGCTTGTTTGAAAAAAGCCGCTACAAAGTCTTGTATGGCGGCAGGGGCGGTGCTAAGTCTTGGGGTGTTGCTAGGGCGTTGCTGATTAAAGCCGCGAAGGAGCCTTTACGCATCCTTTGTGCGCGTGAGTTTCAGACTTCTATTCGTGATTCGGTCCATAAACTGTTGTGCGACCAGATTGAATCTCTTGGACTTGGGTCCTTCTATGAGATTACCCAAACAAGTCTGCGTGGTAAAAACGGCTCAGAGTTCAGCTTTGTTGGCCTGAAAAACAACGTGGCGAACGTCAAATCTTACGAGGGCGTTGATATTTGTTGGGTAGAGGAAGCGCAAACCACTAGCCGATTAAGCTGGAACGTGCTGATTCCTACCATCCGTAAGCCAGGCTCAGAGATTTGGATTACGTTCAACCCTGAGTTGGAATCGGATGAGACTTACCAACGGTTTGTGTTGCATCCACCTGATGACTGCATCGTCCAAAAGATTAACTGGTCGGACAACCCGTGGTTTCCTGATACGCTAAGACTTGAAAAGGACCAGCTAAAGAACCGCGACCCGCAAGCCTATAACGTGGTTTGGGAAGGTTTATGCCGCCAGACCGTAGATGGCGCTGTGTTTGCTAAAGAGATGCAATTGGCTGAGTTGGATGGTCGCATCACAAAGGTCAACTATGACCCTACAAAGCCCGTACACGCCATCTTTGACTTGGGATGGTCTGACGCTACTGCTATCTGGTTCTTGCAGTTTATCGGCATGGAAACACGCCTGATTCGCTACATTGAAGGCAACCAGCAGACAATGAGCGATTACTTAGCCAAGATGCAGACCTATGGGTATATCTATGACACGCTTTGGTTGCCGCATGACGCTGAAAACAAAACTTTGGCTGGAAACGGTCGCAGCATTGAGGAAATCGTTCGAGCGGCTGGTTACAAAACTAAGATTATTCCCAAAACGCCAATCTTGGACTCTATCAACGCAGCCAGGACAATCTTTAGAAACTGCTGGTTTGACCGTGACAATTGCCACGATGGATTGCAGTGCTTGCGTCATTACCGCTACGATGTTGACCCAGACACCAAGCAATTCAGCAAAACGCCAGTGCATGACAACTACAGCCACGGGGCAGACGCTTTCCGCTACATTGGCCTAATGATTAACGAACCCAAACAACGCAGAGCGCCAAAGCCGCAGCAATATGTTGGCACATCTCATAGCTGGATGGGGTAAGCGTATAATGCAAAAAGCCTAGAAGCGGGAACTTGCTAGGCTTTTCTAACCACTTGATAATGGAGCTATCGCATGGGTGATTCAGATTTTACATTGACAAAAGACCTTTTAAATGAGGTGTTTGATTACGATGGTGAAACTCTTTACTGGAGGATATCCACGAGAGGACACAGAGTTGGTCAAGAAGCTGGTTCTGTTACGAGTGGTTACTATTGCGTAAAGTTCAACAACAAACTTTATAAAGCACACCGTTTGATTTACTTAATGGTGCATGGCGTATTGCCTGACCTTATTGATCACATTGACGGCAATCCACTAAACAACAAGATTGATAATCTTAGAGCCGCAACTAAAGCAGAAAACGGTTTTAATCGCAAAATCAACAAAAATAGCAGCACTGGCGTAAAAGGTGTTACTTGGGATGGGCAGTCAGGAAAATACAAAGCTAGATGTTGGGTCAACAAAAAAGTCCACACATTAGGCTTATTTAACACTATTGAAGAAGCTGCAATTGTCGTAAAATCGGCAAGAGAGCGACTTCATGGTGAGTTTGCACGACATTCATAGGGCTAAACATGGCAGATGATTACGATTCAAGAATCCAAGAAGCCGTAGAGTTTTTAAAACTCGCTAACGACGCTGATACACAAAACCGCCAAGAGGCTCTTGAAGACCTTAAATTTGGTGGTGGCGACCAATGGCCCGTTGAGTTGCAAAACTCGCGCAACCTTGAATCTCGCCCTGTCATTACGGTCAATAAGGTGGACAACTATTGTCGCCAAGTCTGCAATCAACAGCGCCAACAGCGTCCACGCATCAAAGTTCATGCTACTAACACGCATGACGACATGGTGGATGCTCAGACCATTCAAGGCATCATTCGCCATATTGAGGTCAATTCCAACGCTGACCACGCTTACGACAACGCCTTTGAATACGCTGTTCGCATGGGTTGGGGCTATGTGCGCGTCCGCACAGACTACGTTTCTGAAGATTCTTTTGACCAAGAAATCTTTATTGACGCTATTGACAACCCGTTCACTGTTTACTTTGACCCTAACTCCATCGCCCCTGATGGTTCGGACTCAGACCGTTGTTTAATTACAACAATGATGCCGAAGAAGGAGTTTTCTAAACTCTATCCTGATGCTTCTGTGGATGGTGGTACGTCATTCACACAGCGCGGTACGGGTGATAGTCAGTCGGAATGGATTACTAAGGAGGATATCCGCCTTGCTGAGTATTTCTACACTGTGCGCGAAAAGGCCACTTTGTATCAGTTGAGCGATGGGTCAGCTACATTTTCAGAAGACAAAGATTTCTTTGCTCGATTGTCTGCCGCTGGCATTGAGGTTGTAGACCAACGTTCGTCTTACAAGAAAACCATCAAGTATTGCAAGCTAACGGCAATTGATGTGATTGAAGAAGGCACATGGCCTGGCAAGTACATTCCTATCGTGCCCGTCTATGGTCGCCATATCGTCATTGGTGACAAGCGCAAGAAGTTCGGCATGATTCGTTACGCCAAAGACC